ATTGAGGATTGTCGCCGTGCCGCACCCGGCCACGGAACCAGAGCGGCGCGATCATTCGCGGCCGACACTCGATGGGGCACCAACTGACGACGCGCCAGCCGCCGTGCCGGCGCTGCTCGGCGTACAGCACGTGCCCGAGCACGTTCCTGAGGCGCGAGCGGCGCCACATCAGGTAGCCCTCCCGGCCCTTGCGCACCCGGCGCACGTACAGGCGCAAGGCGAAGAAGACGCAGTTGCTGCGGCGATGCATGGGTCACTTCCCCACCCCCGTCAGCGTGTCGTAGGCTCGCTCGCAGGCGGCTCCGGCGGCTGCGGCCCGGTCAGCATAGTCTCCCAGCTCGACAAGGCGCGCTGCGCACCGTCCGAGCACGTCGGAGAGCACCAGTCCGGGGCCGGCGGCTGGCGCGCTTCCATCGGCAGCGGCGGCAGGCGGGGCTGCACACTCGGCACCGGCACGGGCGGCTGCGTCGCGCAGCCGGACAGCAGCAGCATCAGCACGCTGGCGAGCAGCAGCGGCAGCGCGGGCCTGATCGCGTGCCGCTCGAGCCAGTTCATCCATCGCTCGGGCATGCCGGGCCTCCGTTTCTCGTGCGTCCTGCTCGGCGCGCAGCGCGGCCTGCGTGTAGGCGGCGCGCAGCGCGTCCAGCTCGGCCTGGGCGTGCGAGGCGCCCGTGCGGTAGCCAGCGGCGAACACCACTGCCGCCGCGATCGCCGCGCCGATCAGGTACAGGTGCATCACGTCCAGCCGCTCCTGCGCTGCTTCCAGCGCCAGTACACCGTCGTGCCGCCCGTCACCAGCAGCACGACGCCCAGCACCGCGCCGGGCGACACGCCGAGCGCCGATGCCATCTCGACGGCATCCTTGAGCACCGGCCGCACGCTGTCGAACGCCGAGCCGGCCAGCGCGAGCGCGCCGGTGGCGAGCGTGACGACGCCCGACTGCTGGATCGGCGACTGGACGAGCGACGACTCGCTCACCACTGCCTGCGGCATGCGCACTGCTTCGTCATCGCGCAGGTACAGCGCCGCCTCGGCCGCGCGTCGGCTCGTGAGTCCAGGCAATTCGACGAGGGCGCCGTTGACGCGCGCCTTGTTCCACAACGAGAACGCCCGCGCGGCGGCCTGCGTGTCACCTGCGTTGTGCAGGCGCAGCACGCTCGAGCGGCGCAGCCCTTCGAGCCCGATGTTGTAGGCCAGGCTCACCAGTGCGCCCAGCTCGTTCGCCGTTGCCGGGCGGGTCAGCATGTTGCGCACCTGCGTCGTGTAGTGCGTGAGCGAGTCGCAGAATCGCCGATCGGCCTCCTCCTGCGTCCAGACGGTCTCGGGGCCAACGCCGTCAGTCTCGCCCCATCCGCACGTCCACACGCCGGCGGGGCAGCGGTAAGCCTTGAGCCGGCACCCTTCGCGCTCTGCGATCAGCGCGACAGCCTCCCGAGTGATCGGCCAAGGCAACGACGGGTCGGGCAGCTTCATGGCTCCTCCTTCAGCAGTGATCGCCCTTGGGGTCGAACGGATCGAGCATGTGGTCGCAGATCCACTGCGCCCACCGGCGGCGCCAGTGGTCGTGCCCGCGCATGTAGCGGTTCAGGCGCGACGTGAAGAGGTGCTCCCCGCCTCGCGGCAGGTCTGCGAACATCAGGGTGCCGACGACGTACTGCAGCACGACGTCCATCGCGTAGCCCGCGACGACCACTGGCAGCGCCAGCCAGAACAGCACGGACTGCCTGGGCAGGCGGCCGGCCAGATAGGCGCGGTACAGGCCCATGACCAGGATGTAGACGAGCCAGCACGCGTAGACGTAGCCGACGCCGAGCGCGACGGCTTGCGGCACGGCGGCGGCGCTCATGGCTGCGCCTGCGGTTGCGCCGTGACCTGCCGCAGCAACGCGTCGGCCGCGATGATCTCGTCGCGCGTCATGTCGCGCGGCGGGTACGCGGCGAACTGGATCGTCTGCAGCGCGATCTCGGGCACGTAGTCGATCATCACGACGCTGCGGCCGTTGATGATCGGCGCGTGCTCGAGCAGCACCTGCTTGCCGTGCAGCTTCGCGCCGCCGCGGTTGCCGTACCACCACAAGCGGGTGGCGTACAGCGCGCTGCTCACGGTGCGCCTCAGGCGTTGGTGATGCGCAGCGTCGAGCTCTGCAGCGTGAACGTGCCGTTGTTGGTGGACACGTCGCTGCCGAAGTCGATGACCGCGATCAGCTCGTCGGCCGATGCCGCGCCGCCGCGCGACTTGTAGTACACGGCTTTGCGCGCGGTGATGGTCGACGACGTCCACGTGGCGCCGCCCAGCGTGATGTCCACGCGGTCGTTGGACGTGTCCAGCGACACCGACACGGTCACCGTCTGGCCGCCGGCTGTGTAGCCGGTGCCGCTGACCTCGTTGGTGACGTCGTCGCGAAAGTCGTGCGTGTCCTTGTTTTCTGTGTAGCCGCTGGTGGTCAGCATCACCTTGAAGGTGTCGGTGTCGAAGTCGATGTTGCCCCTGGCCAGCAGCTCCAGAGCGCGGTTGTAGATGAGCGAGGCCACGCGTGTGCTCCTTTCAATGCTTGACGATGACCAACCCCAACACCGCCGCCGCCACGATGGTGACGACCAGCGTCATCGCGCGCACCACCCACTGGCGCGCCTCGAGCAGGCCGGGCATTTCGCGCTCCATGGCGCCGAGGCGCTCGTGCAGCGCATCGATGCGCTTGACGATCGTGTCCTGCCGCTGCTGCAGCGCCGTCATGGCACCCTCGTGCTTCTTGAACTCGACGTCCAGGCGCACGACGGAGGTCATGGCCTCGGTGAGGCTGCGCAGCGCGCTGCGCAGGTCGTCGACCTTGTCTTCGGTCGCGCGGGCGGTCGCCCGCAGTTCGGCCAGCTCGGTGGCCAGCTTGGAGATTTCGCTCGAGTCGCCCATCGCGCCGCCCATTGCACCGACGCGAGCTTGGCCCGCGCGCGCGGACATGCACAGGCACAACGTGTCCGCCCGCTCAGCCGCGCGCCAGGATGCGGCGCACGTGCCGCGGCGTGACGCCCAGACGTGCCGCGATCTGCGACGGCGACAGCGAGCTCGGCGCGGCGGCGAGCGCGCACACCTGCCGCGCGAGCTTGTCGGCGTCGCGCTCGCGCAGCTGCGGCACGTAGGCGCGCACGGCGCTGCCGCCGAAGCTGCGCTGCAGCGCACGCATGACGGCGGCTTCGCGGTCGCCGGCGCGCAGGCTGTGCCAGGCGCGATCGACGTCGGGGTCGCGCGTGATGGCGGTCACGAGTTCGTGCAGCGCCGTCTGCCGGGTGCGCTGCGCTGGGCCGATGCGGCGCAAGCTCATCGCCTTGACCTCACGTGGACGCGTCGTGACAGGTAGTCGTGCCAGGGCAGCGACGCGGCGCCTGGCGTGGACGGCGGCTGCGGCGCCGGCGCGCCGTCGCTCGCTTGCGGCGCTTGCGGCGCACGCGCGAGCAGCTCGGCCTCCCAGCGGTCCCAGTCGGCCGGGCGGGCGCGGTGCAGGCGCAGCTCCGGGTGGTGCGTGGCGGCGTAGGCGTGCACCCAGGTGTCCAGCGGCTCGTTGCGCACGCTGCCGCGGCGCTTCTCGAAGCGGGCTTTGCTCGGGTTGTAGACCTCGCTGACCAGGCCGTCGAAGAACTCGTCGGGCAGGTCGGCGCTGAAGTTGCACTGCAGCTCGCACTCGAGCGCGCGCGCGGCGCCGTCGGGCGTGCGCTGCCACTGCTGCCAGCGGTCGTGGTCGGCGGCCAGCGCGGCGTAAAGCGCGTGCTTGGCGTCGACGGTGCCGACCTGGTACACGTGCACGCCGCGCCGGTCGGTCCTGCCCTGCCAGGTGACGTCGTGCAGCTTGGGCTTGCTGAGCACCGGTGCGGTGTTGGCCTTGGCGCCGTAGCTGGCCATGGCGCGGCGCACGCGGCGGCTGCGCACGTAGTGCTTCACGTGCTCGGTGCGGTGACCCATCATGTCGATGCTCACGGCCTCGACTTGCAGCAGCGCGCCGCTGGCGTGGGCGATGGGGCGGGTGAGCAAGTCGGTGAGCGCGGTCCACACCTCGGGCAGCGCGGGGTCGCCCGGCAGCACGGCGTAGTCCAGCGTCCAGAAGCGCCGGCCGCGGCCCCAGCCGACGATGTGCACCTCGAGGCGGTCGTCTTGCGTGTCGACGCCGGCGGTGACGCGGATGACGCCGCTCGGCGCGGTGCGCAGCGGGTACGGCTGCGCGCGCTCGCGCACGAGGTTGGGCTTGACGTGCGCGGTGGTCTTGTCTTCCCAGGGCTCGGCCAGCCGGTCGTTGACGAAGGTCTTGAGCCGCGCGGGGTCGCCCTGCGCTTCGAGCCACATCTGCGCGAGCGTGGCCCAGCGCGGGCCCAGGCCGAGCGGGTAGTACAGGCAGTTGGCCGTGTAGCTGCGCACACCGGCCACGGGGTGTGGGTTGTGCGGCACCCAGCGCCCGCGCGCGAGCATGTCGGCCTTGTGGTACTCGTCGATCTCGGCGCCGCACTCGCGGCACACGTACCAGGCGCGTCGCGGGGTGTCGCTGCGCACGACGGTGGACCAGCGCAGGCCGGCCCACTGCAGCGGCTGCATGTGGCCGCAGTGCGGGCACGGCACGTGGTAGTGCCGCTGGTCGCCGCGCTCGAACAGGTACCAGATGCGGCTGGTGCTGCGCAGCTGCGGCGTGCTGACGTAGCAGCGGCTGTAGGTGCTCGGAAACGCGCTCGTGCGCCCGTTGAGCATTTCGACGGGGTCGTCGCCGCCGGTGAAGTTGGCGGCGAACTCGTCGAGCTCGTCCACGCGCAGCTTGCGCACGCTGTTGGACTTCAGGCGCGTGGGGCTGCCGGCGTGCTCGATCCACAGCTGCCCGCCGGCGAAGTCCTTGAAGGTGCGGGTGTTGCTGGCCTCGCGGCTGGCCAGGCTGGTGAGCACCTCGCGCACCGCCGGCGTGTCGTCGATCATCGGCTGGATCTTTTGCAGCAGGCCCTTGGCCAGGCTGACCTCGCTCGGGTAGCAGAACATGATCGGGCACGGGTCGTGCGTCATGGTGTAGCCGAGGTCGTTGAGCAGGATCTCGCTCTTGCCCAGCTGGATCGGGAACATCAGCACGACGTCGCCCGGTTCGCCCAGCGCGTCCATGGGCTCGCGCAGCAGCGGGTTGCGGCTGGTGCGCCAGGGCCCGGCCTCGGCGCCCTGCTTGGGGCTGATGTGGCGGTATGCGTCGGCCCACTGGCTGACGCTCATGCGCGCGCGCGGCGCGACGATGCGCGACGCGCGACCCAACACGCGCGGGCGCGCGCTGGGCAGCGGCAGCAGCCGCCAGCGGGTGGGCTCGAGCAGGTCGGTCATGGCGCCGGGTCTTCGCGCGCCAGACGCGCCAGGCGCTCGGACACGCGCCGCAGCAGGTGCTCGCCCTCGTCGCGCAGCAGCGCGCGGATGCGCGCCTCGTCGCCGCCCAGCGCGACGATTTGCGCGGGCAGCCGCTCGACCAGCGCCTCGATGCCGGCGCGGTAGGTGGCCGAGACGTCGGCCACGGCGTCGTCCACGTCGTCGGTGCGCAGCAGTTTGCCCACCGCCGCCTCGTACTCGAGCCGCTTGAGCTCGGCCTCGTAGTACTCGCGCGCCGAGCGTGCGTCGGCGAACTGCACGCCCTGCACGGCAGGCGCGGCGCGCTCGAGCGCCTGCGTGGTCTGCCGGATGCGCTCGAGGCTGGCCTCGAAGTCGACCAGCCCGTCGTCGGTGATGACGAGGCGGCCCTGCTGCTTGAGCTTGGTGACGTAGCTGCGCTCCCAGCCCTGCGCGCGCGCGAATTCGGCCTGGGTGCCGAGCGTGCGAGTGGGCGCCTGTGTCATGCGTCGCCCCCGGATCGCCGCGCGGCCAGACGCCGCTGCTGCTCGGCGATGGCGCGCTTGAGCTCGGCGTCGCGGTGTTGCAGCACGGCGCGCCGCACGATGCCCACGAAGTCGAAGCGCGCCCGGTACCGCGCCGCGTCGACGAAGACGAAGATGGGCCGGATGTCGCGGCCCATCAGCTCGCGCTGGTAGATGCCCGGCGGCAGCGCCGAGGCCGTGCCCGGCGCGATGGCGAAGAACTGCCCGCCGGCGCGGCGCTGCGCGGCCACGATGCGCGCGCGCGCGGCCAGCGCGTCTTTGCGCGCCGAGGTCTCGGCGGCGGTGAGGCCGCGTGCGCCGCGCGACAGCAGGCGGCGCTGCTCGGCGCTCAGCCGCGGCAGCGCGCTGGTGGCGCCCTGCGTGGGCTCGATGCGCAACTGGCTGAGCACCTGGCGCACGAGTCCCGCGCTGACGTTGCCGTAGGCGTCCAGCGGCACGCCCTGCCCGGGCACGGCGTACCAGCCGGGCGGCAGCAGGCCGCCGCGTTGCAGCAGCCGCTCGAAGCGCTTGGGCCCGCGCGTGCCGCCCGTCGTGTGCACCGGCAGGTAGCGGCTGGCGGGCGTCTCGCCGGGTGCGAGCTCGCGGTAGCTGGTGACCACGCCGCGCGCATCGGCCACCGCGGCGATGTTCCAGCCCACGCCGGCCACCAGGCGCTGCGCGGTGGCAGGCACGTAGCGCAGCTGGCGCAGCGTGTACGGCGTGGGCCGGTCGAGCGCGGCGCGGGCGCCGGCCTGCACGTCGTCGCGCGCCTGGGCGGCCGTGCGCGTGAGCGCGGTGGCCACGGCCGCCGCGAGGCGGCGCTCGCTGAAGCCGGCGAGCTCGCGGCGCAGGCGCTCGACGCCATCGATGCGCACCTCGATCACGGCCGGCCTCCGGTTGCAGGCAGTGCCTGCAAGTTGCAGGCTGGTTGCAGGCACCGGTTGCACCGTGCAACTGACCGCAAGTGCGCACCACCATTGATTTTTTCGGGCGTGCGGGGGCGTGCGTCGCGCGCGCGCGTGACGCGGCCGCGCGGCCGCGCGCCCGCCTGCGCGCGCCCGATCGCGTGCGCACGCACGCACGCGCGGCCGCGCGGGCGCCCGCGCGATGTGCCTGCAATGCCTGCAACTTGCAAGCGCGACAAGCACTTGCGCGCGCCACGTGCCTGCAACCACCCTGCAACCACCCTGCAACCACCCTGCAACCGGTGCAAGCGGCGGGCGCCGGCGACGCGCGCGACCAGTTGCAGGCACGCGCCGCGCGTGCCTGCAACCACCCTGCAAGTCCTGCAACTAGAACGGCTCATGCGTGGCTCCCTGGGCGTCGCGGCGGCGGTCGCCCTCGCTGCGCCAGTCGCGCAGCGCCTGCGCGAAGGCGTTGATCTGGTCGGTGAGCGCCTGACGGTCGGCGGGCTCGGTCGCGCCAGGCGGCACGATGACGACGCTTTGCACCAGCTGCGTCAGGCTGTGGCCGCGGTAGTGCTGGCGCCGCGCCCGTCGCACGCCCGGGCGCTTGCAGATCGCGCCGACGAACGTCTTGAGGCTGGCGGGCTTGTGCACGCCCTGCTTCAGGCAGTGGTGCCGATAGGCGTCGAACAAGTCCTCGCTGCGGCACGCGGTGGCGGGCAGCGGCAGGTTGCCGGCCGCCCACTCGACGAAGAAGCTCTCGGTGGAGTCCATGCCGAGCTCGATGAGATCGCGCTTGGCCTGCGTCATGGGCGGCAGCGACGCGGGCCCGAACCCGTCCAGGTCTACGCGCAGCAGGTGGTCGTGCAGCGCTGCGATGCCGCCGGCGTCGATCTCGCTCAGCACCGCGTTGTAGAACTCGGGCTCGAGCTTGGGTGGCGTCCAGATCACCGCATAGCGGCGGTCGTCGCGCTCCAGCGCCATGGGCTGGATCTCGTTGCTGAGGAACACCAGGTTGGCGTGGTTGCGCTCGTAGTACGGCGCGAGGTTTTTGGGGTTGATGCGGATGCGGTCGCTGGTGATCAGGGTCTTGAGCTTGTTCTTGGCGTGGTACATCTCGTCGCGCGCGACCATCTCGTCGGCGACGCCGAACAGCAAGCGGCTGGCCCAGTCGTTGAACTTGTCCTCCACCGCGTCCTGGTTGAGCAGGCGCCCGTAGCGCCCGTAGATCTCCAGCACCGACTCGAAGAACAGGTTCTTGCCCGTGCCCTGAGGGCCGTGGACGATCACGGCCGTCTTCATCTTGGCCCCAGGGCGCTGAATCGGGTACGCCAACCAGCGCTGCAGCCACCACCACATCTCGTCGCCGTTGGGGTCCTGGCTGCACAGGAACTCGCCGAGCTCGAGCAGCTTGTCGCAACAGCCCGCGCGGGGCTGCGTGGGCCATCCGGCCCACAGGTTGCAGCGCACGGTCGGGTCGCGCTCGCCGGGGTCGAAGCCGACTTCTTCCACGCGCACCACCTGCTTGGTGGGCGACTCCATCCACTGGCGGTACAGCTGCCGGCTGGCGCACAAGTTGCGCACGCTCGACAGCGGCACCAGCACGCGCTCGTGGAAGTCGAACGCGGTGTCGGTGGCCTCGTACACGAGCGCGAAGCGCTCGAACAGCTCGTCGGCGGTCGTGATGGGCTGCAGGTGCTCGCGCTGCGCGCCCCCGCCCCCACTGGGCGCGATGGCTCGCGGCGCGCGGCGCTGGGCATCCCAGCCGAGCTCGCCGAGGCGTGCCTCGACCTGCGCGCGCACCTCTTGCAGGCCCTCGAGCACGTGCAGGTCGTTGAAGTCGGTCGGCCCCTTGCGGTCCAGCGGCCGATCGGCGACAAAGCGCGGCACGAGCACGGCGCCGTCGACTTGCAGCGCGGCCGCGTGCGCGCTGCTGACGCCGGCGTTCGTCGTGCCGGGCGCCTGGCCGCAGTGCGGGCACTCGCGCGCCTCGGTGGGGGCGAGCGCGCCGCAGCCGCGGCACTTGCCCAGGTAGTCGTCGTCGGCGCAGAACAGCATGCGCAGGCCCGGGTAGCGCTTGGCCAGCGCCTGCGCCACGTGCGTCAGGTTGCCCGCGTCGAACGCCACCACGGTCGGCAGACCGGTCGCCTCGTACAGGCTGGCCGCCGTGGCGTAGCCCTCGGCCACCAGGCACACGCCGCCCGCCACCGGGCTGCCGATCGGGAACATGTGGCCCTGCTTGGCCAGCCCGGCGGGCCAGAAGTCCTTGTCGCGCCCGAGCTGCCGGCGCCGCCGGTGCCCGGGCGGCAGAATGAACTGCAGGCCCTGAATCTGGCCGGCCACGTCGAGCAGCGGCACCGCCACCGCGCCGCTGGGCGCAAAGCGCAGACCGTGCGCCTGCACGCACTTGCGCACCAGGTACTCGCTGGTGCCTTGCGGGCTCAGGCGGCGCCACATCGCCTGCGCGCGCAGCGCGGCGCGTTCGGCCTCCGCGCGGCGCGCGGCCTGCTCGGCCTTGCGATCCGCGGCCATGCGCGCGCGCAGCGCGTCGAGCTGCTCGCGCGACAGCGTCGCGGCGCGGCCCACCTCGACTTTGGTGCTGCCGGGGTCGTTGCCGCGCCAGATGCCGTAGCTGCCGACGATCAGGCACCGCCCGTCATCGAGCCTCAGCTCGTGCAAGTGGTACCACCCGCGCTTTTCGCGGTCACCCTCCACGCGGCAACGCTGCCGCTGTCCGACCACCAGCGAGTCGACGAGCAGCCCTGCGCCACGCAGCTGCTGCAGCACCGAGTCGTAATTGCCCCAGTTCACCGACCGCCACCTCGACTGACTACGCCCTCGATGGGGTCCGAATTACCCGCGTTGGGTTGGGCCAAGAAGGACCCATCGCCGGTCTCAAGCGCGTTGGGTGGTGTGGTGAACAGGGGCGCGAAAAGCACAACCTGCTGCCCCGAGGGGCGCGGGGATTGGGCCCAGGCGGCGCGCACGTCGGCGCGCAAACGGTCGGCCGCGGCTTTGCCGCGCGCGGCTTGCACGCCATCGAGGTAGGCGCGTCTGCGCTCTGGCGTCGGCATCGCGAGCACGTAGCGCACCTCGCACTGGTGCCGGTACTGCTCGCTGTACGTCCAGCCGCGCGGATCCATGGTTCCGGTCAGCTTCCGGTGCCGTTCCGTCCGCCTTCCGTGCGGCCTCCGTTGCCGCGCCGCACGCGCTGAATCAAAGTCGCTTCATGCACCTTGCGATCGACCCACTCACCCAGGATCTCGCGCACGATGGACATGCGGCTGGCGCCCGGCGTGGCTTGCACGACGGCGTCGATGACGTCCATGACCTCGCGCGGGATCTCTCCGCGCAGCTCTACCAGGTGATCGCTCATGACTCAGCGAAGAAAGCGGCCCGCCCGCGCTGCCGCGGGCGGGCCCAACCTGCCACGGGCCGTCAGGCCGCCGGGGCAACTGAACCCGGCGCAGGGAGGAGACACCTCACGCACCACCACCACCTTCGCGGTGGCTCTTTTGGCGCATGGCCAAAAGCTGCTGGCGTGTCACGGCGCCTTGCGTCAGCCGCTCGATGCAGCTGGCGTAGTCCGTCTCGCCGGTGTATTCGGTGCGCGGCAGGCGCTTGGCCAGCTTCCACTTGCGCACCGCCTTGGGTGTGAGTCCCAAGGCCCGGGCCATGATTGACATGTTCCCGACCCGCCGGATGGCCTCATCCAGCGCGGTTTCGGGCTCGCCCGCTTGCGCCCGGGCGCCGGCAACCGACATCCGATCCATGCGGTCATTGTAGGACTCAAAGTGACCGACCAACAAGTACCGGAAGTTGCCGCCGTCGTGGGCACATTGCGGCGCGTGGAAGTCACCGACCTGCGCGAACAGTTCGCCCGCCGGATGCACGAGGTCTGTGACGAGCTCGGCATCCCGCCCGGCCGCGGCCGGCAAACGACGCTGGGCAAGCGCTTCGGTGTCACCCCTAAGGCCGCCCGCAAGTGGCTCGAGGGCCTGGGTTACCCGGACCTGGACATGGCCCTGCGCATCGCGCAGGAAGCGGGCGTGAGCGCGTTGTGGCTGCTGCAAGGCGTCGGCCCGAAGTACGTCGCCGAGGCGCGCAACCAAATGGCCCAGCGCGTGGGCGACATCGTCGACAGCCTGCCGCCCGACGAGCGCCAGCAGGCCATCGACTTCATCCGCTACAAGGTCGAGCGCAGCGGCAAGTGGTACGCGGCCGACCAGCTCGGCCGCTACATGACCTTCCTGGACCGCCTGGCGCGCGCCAAGCGCTAGGCGCGCGGCCGCTCAGCGGCGCTCGAGCAGCGCCTCGATCCGCTCCAGCGCCGTGCGCGCGTGTCGCAGGTGGTGCAGCACCATCGCGCCCGCAAAGCTGACCGCGAAGACCACCCACGCCAGCGCCAGCACGATTTCCTGCAGCGACGTCGTCTGCGGGGACAGCACCAGCAGCGGCACGCCCAGCAGCCCCACCAGCAGGCTCACGGCAGCCAGTAACCCCAGGATCAACTCGGCAATCACCGGCACAGTCTAGCGCATCGCGCCGGGCGACCCACGCACGGACCTACCAGTAACTTCGGGTCCTTGACTGTGGGTGACGTTGAGTCCTACACTGCCCTCATGCCGACACCCCAGTCGGCGCAAGGAGGGCAGATGCAACAGATCCGGATCGAATCCGACAGCGGCGCCGAGCTCACCGTCGGCGCCGCGCGTCAGCACGTGTCACTGACGGCGCAGGCCACGCACGCCAGCGTGGCGCTGCGCCTGAACGCCGCGCAGGCACAGCTGTTGGCACGCGCGCTCATGCAGGCCGCCACGGCGCTGGCCGTGTGCGCCGCGGAGCAGGCGCAATGAGCGCCGCGCCGCAACTGGTGCCGCCCGTCAACGGGCGCACCGGGTCGCTCGTCCAGCAGCCGAAGAGCGGCGAGTTGATCGCCGGCGCGCTGCTGGACGTGCAAGCAAACTGGATTCCGTGCCAGTTCCTCGACGCGCCCGAATGGCTGCCCACGGGCGGCATTCAGGCGATTCAGTTCGGCGAGCTGACCGTGCTCATCGCCGAAACGCAGCGCGAGGGGCTGTCGTGAGCTGCCCCACCACGCGCCGCTACCCGCGCACGCTGGCCGAGGCGTTCCCAGCCGAACGCGCGTGCGCGCTGGAGCGCCCGGCACCGCGCCGTCGGTGGCTGGATGCCGCTGTGGCGGCGGCCGGATGGTTCAGCCTTGCCGCGATCGGGGCACTCCTCGCATGGAGGGGATGATGGACGATTTTGTGGACACGTTGCCGCCGATGCCGCGCGCCGCCAGCGCGGCCGACGAGCTGACGGCATACGACGGCCTCGGCGCAGGGCGCGGCATTTTGGCCGCGCTTTACATCGCTGCGTTTGCGGTGGAGGCGGCGGCGGTCATCGTGATCGCTTGGCGCGGGTGGTGAGTTTCGCCGGCCGCCTTTGCCTGGCCCGGGCACTTTCCCACGCGCGGGAGTTCGAGATGGGCGGCGGCCGGCACCGACTCCACCATGAACGCACCTGATCGCGCCGCGTGGCTGGCCGAGCGCCGCAGCGGCATCGGCGGATCCGACATCGCCGCGCTGCTGACCGATCCCAAGGTGCAGCAGCAAATGGCGCTGGCGTGGCGCGGGCTGGCCGAGGTGCACCGCGCCGAGGATGGCGTGACGGTGGTATTCAAGGAGTGATGGCATGACTAAAGACGAAATCGCAGCGCTCAAGCAGCGCTACAACGCCTGCGCCGAGGAAGGCTCGTCCATGTGGGAACGGCTTGAGGTGCTGGCCGAGGAGATGAAAGACATCCGGCGCAGGCTGGACGACGAAGCCCCCGGCTCCTACGACCCCATCGAACTGCTGTTCAGCGGGAGGATGGGCGATGAGATGGAGGGGGAGGAAACCATGCTCACCATGTCGCGGCAGCTGAACTTGTTTGACATGGAAGATTGGCAATGAATGAAGATTACTTCGGCCACGCCAGCCGCCTGGCGCTGGAGCTCGAATGCCTGCTGCTGGAGACGCGCGACACGGCCGCCGTCTCGAAGTGGTGGGACAGCGCCCACGAGGCGCTTGCGCAGTGGCGGCAGGCGGTCCGGGCCATGGAAGCGGCCATTGATGCAGCGCAGCCCGAGGCATCTACCGCGCTTGAGCAGGCGGATGACCATGCGCACATCTGCTTCAAGCTGGCGGAGCAGTACAAAAGCGACCCCGTGTTGTTCGCGGCACTCACGGACGCGGCGGCCATCATTCGAGACCTGATGCGCGGTCGTCTCCAGGCGTCGAAGTCTGCGCAAACAGCGTGGCAGCGCGGCTTTCAGCAAGGGCTTGAAAGCAATCGCGGCTTGGCGGCTCAGGCCAAGGAAGCGCTCAGGAAAGAACGCGAGGCCCACGAGAACACGAACAAAGCCATGACCGATGCGCTGCTGATGATGGAAGAGCGCGAACAGCGCGACGAAGCCCTGCTGCGGCAGGCGCTGGAGGCGCTGTTAGGCCAACGTGGCGAGCCAGACTGGCACACAGGCAAGCAAAGAGAAAACGCCATCGCCGCCCTGCGCGAGAGGCTGGGGGATAAGGCATGAAGGAGCGCCCCATCATCTTCCGTGCCGAGATGGTCCGAGCGATCCTCGCAGGTCGAAAGACGCAGACGCGTCGAATCGTGAAGCCTCGCCATATGGCGACGGTGGGCGCAGAGCAGTTCCCGATTCTCGCCATGTACCCTTGCGGGTCTCCAGGGGATCGGCTGTGGGTGAGAGAGACTTGCCGCGCCGAAGCCATCGACGATGAAGGGCTGTGTGGCGTGCGCTACGTGGCGGATGGGCGGTTCATGCCCATCGCAAACACGCGGGAAGCATCGGATCGATGGGTGCAGCTCTACTGGTATCGCGGCATGGAAGGCGCGACGGTCCCGCCGATTCACATGCCCCGCTGGGCCTCTCGCATCACGCTGGAGATCACCGACGTGCGCGTCGAGCGGCTGCAGGACATCAGCGAGGCAGACGCGAAGGCTGAAGGGGTCTCGATGCCAGACGGAACCCCCACCCCGCCCGACTTCTGGAGCTACCAGCAGGAGTTCAGGCACCTGTGGGAGCAAATCAACGGCCCCGGCTCCTGGGATGCGAACCCGTTCGTCTGGGTCGTAACCTTCCGGCGGATCGACCATGCATAACCGACCCCACACCGACGCTGCCAAGGCCAAGATGAGCGCCGCGACGAAGGGAAAGCCGCGCCCTTGGAAGCACCGTCCGACTAAGGTGGTTGACGGCGTGCTGCGCTACCGCTGCGGTTCTTGCGAAGGCTTCTTCCCAAAGGAAGGCTTCCACCGGGACTCACGCACGCTGCTGGGCATCAAGACCCAGTGCAAGGGTTGCCACAACGCGACGAACGTGCGCAGCCGTGACAAGTCGAACAAGCGCGAGAAGGCGGTGGGCTATGAAGCGGCGCGGCGAGCCAGGAAGGCCGGCGGCACCGGGAGGGTAACGGCGGGTGACTGGCGCGCGCTCACCGAGATCCTCGGCACTTCCTGCTTGGCGTGCGGAAGCCCGGAGCAGCCGACGCAGGACCACATCGTGCCGCTCGCCAAGGGCGGCCTGCATCACCCTACCAACCTGCAGCCCCTCTGCCGCCCGTGCAATGAGCGAAAGCAGGCCCGCACCGTCGATTACCGCACACCCCAGCAGCGCGCCGCCGTGGAAGCGGTGTGGGTGATCGAGTTCAAGAAACTGGAGCAGCAGGAGCAAGCATGAAAACCTGCCGCACCTGCAACCAGACAAAGCCCGCCGACGCATACCGAGGCACCAGAAGCGCGTGCCGCGAGTGCGAGAGCGCCCGCCGCCGCGAATGGTACGCCGCGCAGGCGGTCAAGCCGTACCAGCGGCCCGAGATGAAGGCGTACTACCGCCAGTGGTACGCGGCCCATGCCGAGTCCGTGAAGGCCCGCGCCGTCGAGTGGACAAAGGCCAACCCGGACAAGCGCCGCGACGTGTGCCGGGAAAACACGGCCCGCCAGCGTGCCAAGCTCAGCGATGCCTACGTGCGCCGGATGCTGGCGCAGGAAATGGGGCTGCGCTGCAAAGACATCCCGCAGCCGCTGGTCGAAGCACAACGCGAACTACTCAAGATCAAGAGGTACATCCGTGAACACAGCATCTGAACTTCGCGCCGAACTGGCGAAGGTGTTCGCCAAACTCAAGGCCGGGGAAATCAAGCCAGGCGAGGCGGCAGAGCTTGCCAATCTGGCGGGCAAGATGATCGCGTCCGCCAAGGTGCAAGTGGAGTATTACGCGCTGCGCAAGGAGTCGCCGGAGATCGGCTTTCTGAAAGATGACGCGCAGTTGAGCAGATCAAGCACGAAAGGAAGGCTGCATGACTGAAGACCTCGACGACCTGCTGTGCCCACACTCTGCCGCAGGCAGACCGGAGCGCTTCCCCGCAAAGGCTTGCATCTTGGCCGGCGAGTGCGGGTGCGCGTATGGCGCTGAGTGGAGCCGCGCCCTCCGCCTGGCCGACGACGCCGCCGAAAGCGTCATCTGCACCGAAGGCCGCATCGAAGCGCCCGGTGTGTGGCGCATCACGCGCGAGGTGTTCGATTCCGACCGCGCATACCCGAGCGACTGCCTTGAACACCTGCGCTGGCGCGGGCTGGTGGACGTTGAGACGGATGCTGAGACGGGCGACATGGTGGTGGGATTCAGGGGTGAGTGACCATGCACCATCAGATGCCAAACCAGATGCCACCCACTGTTGACATCTACGGCGCTGCCGAGCTGATGAAGATCCACCCCAATTTTGAGGGAGCTCACGCATGACCAAGACGCCGCGAAAACGAGGAAAACGCGCAGCTTGCCCGCGAGCACGCCCAGGCCTGCGAGCGCCGTGAGCGCGATTTGCGCTACGGACGCAAGGTCATCCACACCGGGTACGGCTACCGGCCGGCCCGATCAACCCACCTGAAAGGACGCTGATGAGACGACCGTTTTTCGACACGCTGCGCGATGTGCGCGGCGGCCAGGTGATCGACGACCTGGCCGAGCAGCTGCAGGAGCTGGTGCGCGCGGTGGAGGCCACCGGCAAGGCCGGCGCGCTGACGCTGACGCTGGAGGTCAAGCCCTTCAATGGCGCGGCCGAGGCCGCCGTCGTGGTCAAGGACACGATCAAGCTCAAGCTACCCAAGCTCGATTCGGCAGGCACCGTGCTGTTCGCAACCGTGGACGGCAACTTGCAGCGCAACCACCCCGCCCAGGACGAGCTGCCCGGCATCACGCTGGCGGCTGCATCCCACTGAACCGACCCACCAGGAGCCATTGCATGAGCACGATCGATGCCACGCTGACCGACCAAACGATCCGATCGCTTGCGGAGCTGGGCGCCGCCCTGACGCGCCCGACGCGCAACCCGGACCCGCACGGCACCCACTTCGTCGCCCTGCCGCCGGGCTGGGGGCTGCACGACCTGCCCACAGACGAAGTGCCGCCCCGCCCGAAAGCCTCGGTGAAGCTGCGCGATGCAACCAGCTTCATCCGCTACGTCAACGACCACAAGGAGGCGCGCTCGCGCATCTATGCCACGCTGGAGCCGGCGCGCTTCCTGGCCGTGCTGGATGACTTCCAGACCAGCGATACGGCCGGGCTCGGCGATCAAGCCGACTGGCGGGAGTTTCGCGTCGAGTTCACCGTGCCGCCCAGCCGCGAGTGGCAGACGTGGACGAGCGCGAACCGCAAGCACATGAGCCAGCTCGGGTTCGCGGAGTTCCTGCAGGACCAACTGCCTGACGTGATCGCGCCCAGCGGCGCCGACTTGCTGGAGATGAGCCTCAACTTCGAGGCCGCACAGAGCGGCCACTTCGTGGCTTCTCAGCGCCTGCACGACGGCAGCCACAACCTCACCTGGCGCGCCGACAACTCGGGCGGCACGGTGCGCCTGCCCGAGTTGATCAAGCTGTGCATCTCTGTCTTCGAAAACGAGGCCCCGCGCGAGATCGATGCACGGCTGCGCTACCGTGTGAAGGATGGTGCGCTGACGATCTGGTTCGAGTTGGTGCGCCCGCACAAGGTGCTGGAGGCCGCCTTCCGCGAGACTTGGGCTCGCATCGAGCAGGAGACGCAGACCCCCATCCTGCTGGGCGCGCCGGAGTAAGCGCCATGCACCTGATCGGCATCACTGGCCTGGCCGGCGCCGGCAAGGACACCGCGGCGCGCTACCTGTGCCGCCGCTACGGGTTCGTGCCGGCGAGCTTCGCCGGCGCGCTCAAGGAGATGTGCCTGGCCTGGGCAGAGTACGTGGGCGTCGACCACGCCCACTTCACCGAGCCGCGGCTCAAGGAGCAGCCCATCCCCGGCTTCGGCTTCAGCGCCCGTCGCATGATGCAAACGCTCGGCACCGAGTGGGGCCGAGCGCTCATGCCCATGCTGTGGATCGTCGGCCTGCAGCGCCACCTGGGGCTGCACGATGGCGGCTCGTCCATCCACGACCGCATCGTCATCAGCGACTGCAGGTTCCCCAACGAGGCCGAGTGGGTAGCCGGGCAGGGCGGCGTGCTGGTGCGCGTGCGGCGCGACGTGGCCCCCGTCCACGCGCACGAAAGCGAGCAGCACGCCGCCGCGCTGCCCGTGCAGCACGAGCTGCACAACGTCGGCAGCGTGGGCGCCCTGCACGTGCAGATCGACGTGCTCATGACGCGGTTGGGCATCGACGAGCGCGACCCCGTGTGCGACGACGAGGCGCAATCGTGGTGAGCGCGCGCCTTGGCACCACCCGCGCCTTGCGCGAACTGGCCGCGCGGCACGAGGCCGAGGGCATCACCGCAGCGTGGGCCGCAAGCCAGGTGGGCGTGAGCGTCGAGTGCGCCTCGAAGCTGCTGTTGCAAGCGGTGCACAAGCACTCGATGCACCGCGTGCGCGGCGCCGAAGGCCGTTGGCTGTACTTCGCGCAGCGCGAACACGCGCTGCGCTACGCCGAGCGCACCGGCCTGGCGTATGACGAGCGGCCCCCGCGCGTCAGGGCGCCGCTCGAGCGCCAGCCGCGGCGCGGCACTGGCGCGGCGCTGCAGCCTCCCACGGTGCTGCCCGTGTGTGGCCCGGCGCACCTGCCTGGCGAGCCCGTCATCACCGAGCACACGCGCATCGTGCGCGCGGCCGCGCCGGTGGACGCGCGCTACGCCCCCGATCGCCGCGAGCGCGTCGTCGATGCCGCGCAGTGCCGCGACTGGGCCAAGCACGCCATGCGGGAGGTGGCCGCATGATCGGCCGCACCTACAAATTGCCATCGTGGCGCCTGGTGCGCGTGCTCGAGCTGCTGCGCGACCAGCGCGGCCACGTGCTGGCATGCGCCTACGTGCCCAGCCTCGGCGCGCCCGCGCCGACCGACGCCGACCTCATGCTGCGCCGCACATGGCTGATCGAGTACGGCTGGCGGCTGTACGGCGAGCGCACCGTGCAGCGGCAAAGCAAGGACGCCTGACCATGCTCACCGCCGCCGACGTCGCCCGCCAGCTCGGCCTGAGCCGCCGCAAGGTCTACGACCTGGCGCACAGCGGCGCGCTGCCCGCGTACCGCTTCGACGGTGCGGTACGCTTCGACCCGGCCGACGTTGCCGCCTACATCCAGCGCTGCCGCGCCAAAACGCCATGCCCGTCTACTTCGACCGCGCCCGCCGGCGGTGGCGCTACGAGTACGACCGCCGCATTGACGGATGCCGACGCCGCGTTACGAAGCTACTTCCGGCGTCGTGGAGTCGAGCCCAGGCCGAGGCCTACGCCGCCGAGCACGACAAGCGGCTGCACCTCATTGCAACTGGTGCCGTCAGGCCCGAGCCGCTGATCGCACAGGCCGTGCTGCTGTACCTGCAGCACCGCGCCCCGCACCTGAAGAACCGCGCCAAGCTCGAGCGCGACCTCGCCCTCATCCAGCCCTGGTACAGCGGGCGGCGCCTAGCCGAGCTGCCCGCCGTGTGCCGCCAGTACGCCGCCCAGCACGCAACCACGCTCGCGCCGGCCACCGTGCGCAACCGCCTGGCGTACCTGACCGCCGCGTGCCGCTGGGCCTGGAAGCACCACGGCATGGGCGAGCACGACCCGGCCGAGCGCGTCACGCTGCCGCCCGTGCGCAACGAGCGCCACCGCTACCTGACGCGCAAGCAGGTCGTGCGCATCGCGCGCACCATCACCCATCCAGACGTGCGCGCCGTCGTGCTCGTGGCCTACTACAGCGGCATGCGCCTGAGCGAGTGCCTGCGCGCGCAGCCGCGCGAAGGCGCGTGGCACCTCGAGGACACCAAGAACGGCGACCGCCGCAGCGTTCCGATCCACCCCAAGGTGGCGCAGTACGCGCGCCTCTGGCCGCCGGCGTGCTCGGCGCGCACCGTGCAGTCGTGGTTCTTGTGGGCGTGCGAGCAGCTCGGCCTCGAGGACGTGCGTTTTCACGACCTGCGCCACGCCGCGGCCAGCGCGATGGTCAACGCCGGCGTGCCGCTGTACACGGTCGGCGCCGTGCTCGGCCACCGGGCGGCGGCGAGCACTCGGCGATACTCGCACCTGGCCACGCAAACGCTGGCCGAGGCCATCAAGCGCATCGGCTGACGGGTGTGTGGGAAGAATTTGACCACCAGCACTCGAAACAGCCCATTTTTGCCACCCACGCACCTGGGTCCGCACTCTGAGCACGCAGCGCGCGGGGCGCTCAAAATCCCCCGCCGCAAGGCGTGCCGGTTCGAGTCCGGCTCCGGGCACCAGGGGCTAAATCTGGCCACGGAAGCCGGTGGGGTGTGTGGGAAGAATCTGCCACACCCCCGTCACGCCGACCCCTTGATCAGCCCCGCCGCCACGAGGTCAGCGCGCAGCTGATTCACCAGCGTCTTGAGCGCGTTGAGCATGTCGCGCTCCGTCGTCGTGTACGTCGCGCCGGCCGTCTGCGTGACGGCCGCCTGGTTGGCGCTCGCCGGGCGCACGATGGGCGTCGCGCCCCAGAAACCCAGCTTCTCGGCCGGGTCCGTGCCGATGCGGCTGCCCGTCACCGTGCCGAACTGCAACGCCTTGCCCTCGTTGATGACGACGTTCTGGGTGAGGACCGATCGCGCATCGACGACGTTCGTGCCGTCGCAGATCAGGTGCGCCGCGCAGTACGCGGGCACGACCTGCCCCGCGCCGCCGACGGGCCTGAACGTGCAATTGGCCCCCGTGTCGTTGACGACGATCCAGTCGCCGGTGCGCGCCGGGAACTGCACGATGTAGCCGGCGCTGGGCGACCCGTACAGGTTGATCTGACGCACCACCGTTTGCGCGGCCGTCAGCGTGATGGTGCCGCCGGCCGTGACGTTTACGGCCGTGCGCCCCGCGCACACGTCGTCGATCTGCTGCAGCGCCTCGTTGACCGTCACGTGCGCCTGCGCCTGTCCTTGTTCAAGCAGCGTGATGCCAAGGCGAGAAGTGGTTGCCATGTTGCCGTGTCCCTATAGCGTGGCCGTGGCCCACGGGCTCACGGCGTACTGCCCCACGCGCCGCACGCGCATGCTCACGCTCGCCTGCGGCGCCCCGAAATCCGTCGTCTGCTGCGCAGCGGTGTACGTCCACGACGTGCCATTCACCTGCACGCTGCGCACGACGGTCGTGCCGTCGAGCACGTGCAGCTCGTGCAGCGCCAGCGGATCGTCGCGCGCGTCCACGCCGCCGTCTGCCAGCTCGGTGCCCACGCGCGAGCGCTCGAACCACGTGATCGTCAGGTCGCCGCCGCCGTCGCGGCTGCCCCGCACGTGTACCGGCGACCACGGGCGCACGCTGCCCGTGCCGATCGTGTACGTGCGCGCGCTGTGCGGCGTCGCGCTGCCGGCTGGCACGACGCGGAACATGCGCGTCGACCCGATCGCCGACACGCCGACCGGCACGAACACCGCCGACGACATGAGCACGAACCGCGCGCCCGCGCCCCACGCTTGCATCAGATGCTCGGTGCCGCGCCGCCCGCGCAGCAGCCGCGACAGCCGGTACGTGCTGCCGCCCAGGTGCTGCGCCTGCCCGAACTGCACCAGCTCGTCGCCGATGAGCGCGAGGTTCGCGCCCGCCCACAACGCCTGCGACGTGGCCGATTGCAGCGTGCCGCGCACGATCTGCACGTCCACGGTGCCGGTGTCGAATCGGTACGCGCCGGCCGACGGTGCGGCCAGCGCGCTCACCGTCTGCCCGATGATCGACGGCGTCGCCATCGCATCGACTGCGCTCCACGTGTCGCCCGCGTCGATCGACGCCTCCAGCACCGCGCCGCGCCAGGCCGTGCCCGTGCCCGCGGCGGCCCACCAGAAACCGCCCGTCTGCGCCTGCGCGTCGGTGAGCGGCGGCGCATCGAACACGTGCAGCGTGCCCACACCGAAGTCCGCCGGCTGCTGCCCGACGTAGTTGCCGCTGTCGCCGCCGTTGCCCTCGCCCGTCAGCACCGACGCGCGGTACGCCTCGCCCTCGCACTCCAGCGCGCCGTTGGCGCCCACGGTGATCTGCGTCAGCCTCACCGTATGCGTTCGCGTCGGCGTGACGATGCGCACCACGTCGCCCGGCTCCAAGTACAGGTACTTGGGCGGCAGCCGCAGCGGCCCGAACTGCACCCGCGACACGACGCCGCGACGCAGCAGCGCATCGCACGCAGCGCGCGCCGCCTGCGCCGACCACGTCGCGATCACGTCGATCTCCAGCGTGCCGACCGCGCCGCCCGTTTGCAGCGACGCCTGCTGCACCGACACCTGATAGTCGCGCGCCAGGTCCAAATAGCGCACGCGCACCTCGCGCGGCAGCGCGTCCTCGCGCACACGGCGCACGGGCAGCACCGCGTCGCCGGACAGCAGTTCGCCGTGATCGATCGTCGCCGCGATGGTGTTCGTCTCGATCGGCCGCACCGCGAGTCGCTCGCCCGTGTTGACCAACTGCAGCGACAGCGCGGCCGTCCACGCCTCGATCAGCTGCGCAGACGAGCCCGCGCCGATCGCGAGCCCGTCGAACTCGTGCACCGCTTGCGTGACGTCGATCTCGTCTGGCTGCACGCCGTGCCGCTGCATCAGCTCGGACAGCACGTCGGCCATGACGGCGGGCGCGTCGGGCGCGCCGCGCGCCAGCTCCACCTCGATCTGCGGCAGCCGCCGCCCGAACTGATCGACGGGCAACTCACTCACGTACAGCACGCAGCGCCCGCGATACGCAGGCGTGTTGCCCACGCCCAGCCGCGCTTGCATGATCGCCGACGGCGCCTGCGTCGGCCCGCCCGGCGCGAATTCCCACGCGCCGCCGCCTTCGAACTCGCCGCTCAGGTGCAGCTCGCCGTCCGGCGCCTGCCAAAGCAGCTTCTTGTCGCCCCAAATGCGCAGCGGGCGCAACTGCGTGTGCCCCGCGCACAGGAGCGCCGCGAACGTGCCGTAATACTGGTACGTGGTCGTCGTGATCGTCGAGCCCTTGCCGGCGCTCTGCTTGTTGACGTTGACCTCTTCGCGCAGCGGCGCCGCCCAGATGATGTTGCCGCCAACGCGCGCGCGGCCGTGCACGACGGGGATCGGCGCGCCGTACTTGCTGCCGACGACGTTCAAGTCGTCGAGGCGCGGCCCGGCGTTGTTGAAGTCGGGCGCCGTCGCATAAGCCACCGCGGCGTTGATCGCTGTCGTGGCCAGCAAGAGCGCGAAGCTGCCTGGGTCCATTGCGTGTCACCTCCAGCGCCAAATGCCAGCGATGCGATCCAGCCACAGCGGCGACATCTGCACGATGCGCACGCCGTGCCCGTATGTCGCGTGGATCATCTGCGCGTCCTCGAGCGCGACGGCCAGATGTCGCGGCGCGTCGTAGATGCGCATCAGGCACACGTCGCCCGCTTGCAGCGGCGGCTGCGCGCGCTCCAGCAGCGGGCTCGCGTCCAGCTCGCGCGGCAGCACGTGCGCGCCGATGCGCAGCGAGTAGCCCACCATGTCCGTGTGCGGCTCGATGCCGCACTCGCGCAGCGCGACGATCAGCAGCCCGACGCAGTCGACGCCAGCGCGCGAGCGCCCGCCCGTGTGCCACGGCACGCCCTGCATCGAGCGCAACACAGACAGCAGCTGCGGCACGTCCACGCGCGTGCTCATGACTGCTCCACGGCCGGCGCCGCCAGCAGGTCCATGCCCGGCACGTCCGGCTCGCCCTGGAAGTTGACGACGTTCGCGAACACGTCGCGGCACGTCGCGCGCGTCTTGTTGCAGCCGGCCGTCAGCCGCACGGAGTCCCCGACCGCCGGAAGCGTCAACGGCGCGACGTACAGCGTCAGCGTCAGCCCCGCCCACGCACGGATCTCCGTCTTGAGCCCGGCCGCTGCGCCCGTGAGCACTTCGAGCACGCCGTTCGCGTAGGTGGCGGTGCCCGGCAACTGCGACGGCCCCGTGACCGTGATCTGATCGTCGCCGGTGACGGCAGCGACCGTGTACGTGTGCCGCCAGCCGCTCATGCTCACGCGGCACCGATCGTCGCCAAGCTGCGCGCGGCACGTCGGCGTCGTGACCTCGACCACCGTCGTTTGCAGCATTTGCGACAGCCCATTGCATTGCATCACGTAGCGATCGTCGTCGATCACGATGTCGCCGACCGTGCCCAAGGCCAGCGGGATCGGCGCGATGTCCTGATCAGCGAAGCCCACCATCACCGCGACGCGCGCGCCGTCGTACTTGCCGTTGAGCACGTCGTCGCGCGTGACGACTTCGCCGAACAGCCCGACGCAATCTGCGTTCTCGACGGCGGTGCCCACGCGCAGCCGCAGCGCGGAACGCTCGATCGCCCCGGTGGGCGCATACGTGTGCCCGCCGGCGACCACGGCGCGGTCGCAGTCGGTCAAGCGCACGACCGTCGCATCGCGCCGCGTGATGCGCCACAGCGTCACCAGCGACGTCGCGCGATCGGCCAGCGCCTCGAGCTGTTGAGCGCTGAGCGCTTTCACGCGCGCACCTCCACCAGCGCGATCGTCCCCGCGTCGAACAGCAACTGGTCGCGCGTCGTGCGCGTGACGACCTCGGCGGGCAGGTAGTCGACGTCGAACCGCACCTGCACGTCGAACTCGAACGACGCGCGCACGACGACGCCGGCGCCCGGTGGCGTGACGAACGACACCAGCCCCGTGCTGCTGTTGAGCGTCCACCCAGACGCCTGCGGCACGCCGTTGAGGCTCACGCTGACCGTGCCCGGCACCGGCTTGGTGATCTTGCGCACGAACTCGTGCGCGCCGTACACGTAGCGCTTCACCAGCTGGAACGTCGTCGTCGTGCCGTTGCCGATGCCCAGTTGCTGATCGCTCGCGCGGTAGTCCGACCAGTCCTTGTAGCGGAACGAGCGCCAGCGACCACGCGCAGCCATGAACAGCGCGCGCACCGCGTCGAACTGCTGCTGCGTGCGCACCGCGAGCGACGCGTCGTAGCGATGCAGCGGCATCGTCCACCGGGCGTTGCGCATCGAATCGCCGCTTTGCGTCTCCACGATCGACGTCGAGAACTGCGGCCCGCCCGTGCTGCCGCGCGAAACGTCCACCGGGAATCGCTCGTCCATGAAGTCCATGTCCTCGTCCCTTCCGATCTGCCTCGTGGCTGGCAGAAATTCCTCGATGTCGCCGTCGTCCAGCTTCCACACGCCCACGCCGCCGAACCAAAGTTCGGCCGTGCGCTGCGCGCGGTCGAACGTCAGCGGCGTGCCGAACCACGCGCTGCGTCTGCCGTCGGTCCAGTGCGCTTCGGTGTCATCGACGTCGATGCGCCGCCCGTAGGCGAGCGCCTCGGCGATGCCGCGGTGGTAGTCGATGTACTGCGCATCGCCAGGCTCCTGCGCGTCCCACAGGTGCCCGAACGCGCGCGCGCCGCACAGCACGCGCGGCCAGAACGGCTCGGGCACCACCGCGCGCACGTACTCGTACACCGCGTCCCAAAACCACTGCGGCGCGGCGGGCGCCGGATCGCCCCAGGGGCCTGACTCGGTGTACGACATGATCTTGACCGCGTCGCACACCTTGCACAGCGCGCCCAGATCGCACCAGCCCGTCCAGGCCGGGTCGTCGTATGCGGTGCCCGTGATCGCCGGCGCCGTCGCGTGCAGCAGCTTGCCCGCAGCGTGCATCGCAGCCGCGAGCTGCGCGTAGAACGCCGTGGCTGCCGCGCGCGAGCTTGCCGGCAGCCCCTCCAGGTTGCAGGTGATGCCGTCCCAGCCGCCCGAGACCGCCAGCGCGACGATCTGCGGCACGTACACGGCCGGGTTGTTGACCACGTGCGCGCCGATCGTCGCGTCCGGCTCGCCCGTGCCCAGGTTGTTGTTGATGATGAGCAGACAGCGCACGCCGCGCGCCTGCAGCCACGACTTGTCGTCGGCGTAGGTCGTGCCGCTATACGTGCCGCCGTCGTTGATCGGGAACGGCACGATGCCGCCCGCGCCGTCGAACCCGTAGGCGTCGAACGCCACGTAGTCGAGCGTCTGTGGCCGCGCGCGCACGCTGGCGTTGCCGGCCGGGTCGGCCTCGATCGACCCCTGCCAGCGCACGCCGCGATGCCGCACGTCGGCGAACAGCAAGCCGCTGTACGCCAGCAGGTTGTTGCGGCTGTCCGCCGGCGGCTGCGTGCCGTAGACGAGCCAGCGGCCCAACGCCCAGCGCGTGCGCCGCAGCGCGGGCTCGCGCAGCTCGCCGTCGCGCACGTTGCGGTACGCGGCGATGGTGTAGCCGTCGGTCAGCCCGCGCGACGCGAACAGCGCCGCCAATTGCGCGTCGATGTCCAGCCACGCAGGTCGATCCTCGACGACGCCGGTGCCCGCCGCGTAGTACGACCCGAACGGGTAGATGACCTGGGTGGGCGCGGGCAGCGCAGGCAGCATCGACGACACGTAACCCACGACGACCCTGCGCACGCCCCAGCGCGTGCGCTGCTCGGTGCCCACCGTCGGCCCGCCGTTGACCGTCTCGATGACCAGCACGTCGCCGGCCTGCACGGTGTACGGCTGCACGTCGAGCGCCTGCCCTTTGGTGATGCGCCAGATCGGCGCCAAACCGACGGGCGACGCCGTCGCGCTTTGCATCACCGCGACCGTCACCGTCACGCTGGCGCCCACCGCATCGGGGCTCATCAGGATGCCGTCCGGCGTCGTGCCGTAGGTGCCCGGCAGCACGTAGTACGTGCGCGGCGACAGCGGCAGGTACTCGCCGGTGCCCGGGTCCATCTCCGCGTCATAGTGCCGTGCATACTCGCCCTGCGCGTCCGTCACCGACACCACGTCCACGTAAGCCTCGCCCGGCTGCATGTCCACGCTGACGATGCCCTCTGCCGGCACCACTTGCGGTGAGCGCACTACGTTTTGCATCTGCCCGACGAGCAGCCGGAACGTCGCCGGATAGCTGCGGTCGAGCGGCTCTTGCGGCAGCGGCGCGCCGCGCGGCTGTCGATACGGGTCGGCGTCGCCGCCCTTGATCATCTCGGGCGGCCCGACCGCGATGCGCACGTAGCGCATCGTGCGCCCGATCGCGCCGTCGAGCGGCACGACGGCCGTATACCGCCCCGGGTTGGCCCACCCGATGGGCTTCCAGCGGCTGTAGCCGGCGCGCTCCCACGCGACGACCTCGCCCCATTGCACGCGCGGCAACTCGCCCACCGCCGCCAGGAACGCATCGATGTCCGCGCCGATGTAGTCCAGATACTCGGCCGTGGTCGCCTGACGGCCCGTGCCCGTGGCCAGAATGATCGCCGGCACGACGGGCCAGCGGCTGTTGGCCGGATAGTCGATGTACTGCCAATAACGATCCGGCGCGCCCTGCGAGCCCTGCGGGTACAGCCCGCGGCACGTCGTCGTCGCGCGAAACGCCGTGTCGTTGGCCGTCGGCACCGCGAACAGCAGCGCCACGCCGTCGCCCGCGTTGAGCGTCTGCCACGTCATTTCGAACGGCACGTTGGCCGTCACCGCGAACGGCGTGCTGAGCGCCAGCGTGAAGAATTCCCGCTCCACCCACTGCGCGCGCGTTTCGTACTGCTTCGGCGCGATCACGTCGTCGAACACGACGGTGGAGCCCACCGTCACGCGCACCTGCGCGTCGTAGCCCGCGCCGCTGGGCTTGCTCAGCGCCATGAACAGCCGCAGCGTCGTGATCGTGCCGCTGATGCGCGGCGTGATGCGCAGCGTCGTCGTGATCGGCGTCGCGCCGTCGTAGGGGTCGGTGCCGAACAGCGGCACGCCCAGCGTCGTTTGATCGACGAACGAGTAGTCCCAGTACCAGCGCGTGTCGCCCGTGGGCCGATACACGACGTCGCCGTCGTCGATCCAGCACGGGCGCTCGAGCACGGGCCCCACGTCCACGCCGCCGCTGCCGTCGGGCAGCAGCGTGAGATGGTGGATGTTGTGCGTGTGGCACATGAGTTCGACGAGCCCGCTGGCCGCGTACTCGTAGATTTGCGCCCACGTCAGAAACCCGTCGTCCGGGTCGCGCACGCCCAGGCGCCGCGTGATGAGCGCCAACCCGCACGGCACGCCGCGCTCGATGAGCCACGGCACGACGAGCCGCACCGTGTCGAGCCCGTCGTCGAAGTGCAGGCACGTCACCGGCTCGTCGAACGACAGCGCACCGGCGCGCCACGCGGCGTACTCGCTAGGCTTCACGAAGCGATACCCGGCATCGAGCATCGTCTGCACGTGCGCCTTGATGTCGGCGACAGCCTCGCGGAACACCAGCGCATCGGCGCGGCGCGACACGCACCCGTGCAGGCACAGCACCGTCGGGTACACGCGGCGCTTGAGCGCTGCGCCCAGGTACGCGCTCATTCACCGGCCACCCACACCGCCGCGCGCTTGCCCACCAGCGCGGCGGGAAACGTCAGCGTGACCTGCGTGTACACCTCGCCGAGCCCGGCCACCGTCTGCGGCGCGGCGCTGACGCCGACCTCGGTCGGCGCGCCGTAGACGGTGCACAGCACCACCGGCTCGTTGACCAGATACCGCCCCGGCGGGAACGACAGATCGATCGACGTCGAGGTAATCGAGATGACGACGGCCAACGGCCGACGAAACGGCTGCCAATCGGCGCTCATGCGACCGCCCGCACGCGCGCCAAGCGGCGCGAGATGTCCACCGCCATCTGCCGCGCCGATGAGCGGAAACCGTCCGCGTTGCCGCCGGTCGCGTTGACGTTGATGGTGATCGCGACGCCGTCGCCACTGCGCCGCAGCTTGTGGTTGGGCTCGATCGTGCCGCTGCTGCGCGGCACGAACAGCTCGGGCCCGCGCTCACCGACGATGTACGCGCGCCCGGCCGACACCGGGCCGCCCTCGGCGCGGAATCCGCCGAAGATGGCCGTTGCCAATGCGGCCAGGTTACCGCCTTGGCCTTTGCCGAACAGCGCATTCATCAAGTCCGCCGCCGCTGCCCGGGCGACCATCTGCGTGAGCATGTCGGCAAACGACTGCAGGATGTTGTCGAAACGACCGCGCAGGATGTCGGCGAGCCCTGACCCGAGCACATCCTCGATGCGCTCGGCCGCCTGCTCGGCGAGCTTCTGCATCTTGTGCGCCGCGTCCTCGGCCGCCTGCGGCAGCGCGCCCAGCGCCTCGTAGGTCTGCCACAGCGCCTCGTTGAGCATGCGGATTTGCACCGGGTCGCTCGCGCGCTCGAGCGCGCCGCGCAGCAGCTCGACGTCTTGCTGCGCGCGCTGCAGCTTGGCGGTGTCGGTCGCGGCGAGCAGCGATTCGATGCGCTTGTTGGCTTCGGCCGCCTGCTGCGCGGCGGGGTCGAGCGCCTCGAGCGCCTGACGCGTGCGCTCGATGGCCTCGACCACCGCCGGCGCGCCGCCCGATTCGGCGCGCAGACGGTACAGCTCCTGCAGCTGCGCCGTCAGCGCGGCGATGCGCGCGGCGTCGGTCTGCTCCAGCGCGCGGATCGCATCGACGGTGGCCGGGTCGATGGCGGGCGCAACCAGCTTGGGCGCGCGCTCGGTCGCGGCGCGCGGCGCGCGGCGTGCCGGCTCGGGCACCGTCAGCGATGGACGCTCGTCGGGCGTGGCGGGCGTGGCCGGCGCGTACAGCTGTTTGAGCCGCTCGCTGGCCTGCGCCGACTTGCGCATCATGTCCTCGAGCTGACCCCGGATCTCGCGCACGCGCTGCGCCGCGCCGTCGATGCCGGCCTTCTCGCGTGCCGACCAGATCTCGAGCTGTCGGCCCAGGAGCTCGACCGCGTTGGCGTAGGCGCGCACCTCGCGCTCGGCCGCGCCGCGCTCGCCGCCGCTGAACAGCGCCGCCAGGCCGCCTTCGCGCAACAGCTCGAAGGCGCGGTTGAGCGCCGGCACCAGCTGGCCCGCGAACACGCGCGACAGGTCTTCGACGTTGCGGCGCAGCTGCGCGAACTCCTTGTTCAGGCGGTCGGCCTGCGCCACCTGCTCGGCGGTGACGGTGCCAGCGAACTGCGTCTGCTCGGCCAGCTCGCGCAGCAGCGGCCCGGCCTCGCGCACGCTGCGGCCGAACAGCTCCTGGACCGCCCGCGCCTTGTTGCCGTCGTCGGCAAAGCGCGCCAGCGCAACGGCCGTTTCGCGCAGCGCCAGCGCCGGGTCTTGACGCCGCAGCTCGGCGGCGTCGAGCCCGAGCTGCTCGAACAGCGCCGCGATGTCGCGGTTGCTGCCGGCCTCTTTCAGCGCGTTGTTGAACTTGACGAGCACGCCCGCCACGTCGTCGAGCGATCCGCCCGCGTTGCGCGCGACGTTCTCCAGCGCCGAGACGTTTTCGATGCTCGCGCCCGTCGCCTCGCTCAGGTCTTTGATCGCCAGCAGGCCGCGGTTGACCTGGCCGACGAACGCGGCGATGGCGCCGACCGCGGCGAAGGCCGCCGTCACGCCGGCGCCGATGCCGCGCAGCGTGGCGGCGACGGCGCCAAAGCGCCCCTGCATGTCGCGCGCGGTGCGCTCGACCACCTCGCCGGCGCGGCGCATGTCGGCCTGGAACTGGGCGATGTCGCCCACCAGCTTGACGCTGAGCGTGCTCAGGCTCACCGCTCGGCCTCCTGCGGCGCGCGGTAGTGCTGGATGGCCTCGAGCCGCCACAGCAGGCCCTCGAGGTCACGCACGCCCAGGTACTCGCACACCAGCGGCAGCCCCGCCCAGTCGATGCCGCCCATGCCGGTGCGCAGCAGGTTGTAGGCGGTGATGGCCAGCGTGTCCATCGCGTCGGGCTCGGGTGCGTCGTCGTGCTGGATGCCGTGCTGGCGGTCCAGCACGGCGGTCATGCGTTTCCCGCGTCGGCCCGCGCCTTGCCCGCGCGCTCGACCTGCGCGACGAAAGCCTCGAGCAGCTTGCGCAGCAGCTCGGGCTCGTCGCGCAGCCAGGCCTGCGCCAGCTCCGCGTCGAACTCGAGCGCGTCGTCGTCGCCCGCGGCGCCCACGATGTGGCGCGCCGTCACACCGCGCCAGCCCACCACGTGCGACAGCACGATGTCCACGTCGCCGCGGCCCGACATGGCCGCCAGCTCGGCGTACAGCGCGCGGCGCATCTGGATGGCCACGCCGTCGTCGCCGCATTCGACCCAGAAGCGCCGCTGCTCCTGCAGCGTGCGCAGCACGTCGGAGGGTTTCATGCGATCACGACAGCAGCACGAAGCCGCTGACCGTCACCGAGATGCTGCCCGTGCCCACCGCGCCGCGGTCCACGCTTTCGCCGGGGATCGACGGCTCGCCGTACCACACGCGCGTCGCGCCGCCCGGCAGCAGGATGCGAAACACGTGCTTCGCGCCGGCCTGCGCGGCCGCGATGACGGCCGCCATCGCGGTGGTGGGCACGTCCACCGCCAGCAGATTGATCGACACCGATTGCGGCGCGAGCAGGCCCGATTCTTCCTTCTTCACGATGTCGAGCAGCGTCGTCACGTCGAGCTTCTCGCTCTCGCCGCCGCCGATCTCGTAGGACGTCGCTTCGGCCAGCGTGTGCCAGGTCGCCACCGGCGTGAACGAGCACGAGCCGGTGAAGTCCGCGTAGCCGGTGGTGTTCAGCCCCGCGAGCTCGAACGTGTTGGTGGCCACGTTGGCGATCTTGACGGCCTGCCCCTCCAGTTGGGCCATGCCGCTCACGCCGCTGAAGTAGCCCACGGTGCCGTTGGTCATGCCGTGCGACGTGGACGTGGCCACGCCTGGGTTGGCTTTGGTCACCGCGGTGACGCTTTTGGCGCTGCCGTAAGTGGCCGCCATTTGCACGGTCACGCCGCGTCCTTTCACGTAGGGCATCTCACACCTCCATTTGCGCTATGTGCCCTCAGAGCGACGCCCCCGTCGCCTCCATGTGGGCGGTGATCAGCAGCGTGGCGCTCGCGTAGCGGGCGTCCAGCGCGTCGTAGTCGTAGCTGAGCGACGGGCGCGACAGCCCGGCGGGCACCGCGCCGCCCAGCGTGGGGTCGGTCATCAGCCGCGCATACACGGCCTGCACCAGCGCATCGAGCGCGGCGTCCACCGCTGCGCCGGCGCGCACCAGGCACTCGACGGCGATGCGCACCTGCCACACCGCCGTGTCGCCGAAGCCCAGCGTCTCCTGCTCGGGCTCGGCGCCCAGCGCGCCCACCACCACCGCCGAGCCGAGCGCTTCGGGCAGAGCGCGCGCGCGCGAGCGCCGCTCCACCGCCGCCGCCACGGCCGGCGCTTGTGCCAGCGCGGCGACGATGGCATCGACCACCTGCGTGACGATGCTCACGACGCCGCCTCCAGCCGCAGCTCCGAGACGCCGGTGCCGTCGGGCCGGTGCTCGACGACGGTGTACGTGGCCGAGCCCACTGTCAGCGTAGCGCCCACGACACCGGGCGGCACCTGCGCGCTGGGCAGCGTCAGGCGCGGCAGACTCGCCGCCATGCCCAGCGCACCGACGCCGGCCAGCTCGTGCCCGGCGTCGAAGATGCCGCGCACGGGCACGCCGTCGAGCAGGGCGTCGACGCCGAAGTCGGCGAAGAACGGGCGCAGGTCTTCGGCGAAGGCCATGGCCGTCGTCGTGCCGTGCGGTCAGCCCTCGGCGCTCGCCCGGCGCTTCTTGGTCGCCCTGGCGACTTCGTCCTCGGTCGCCAGGCGCGTGCGGCCCGCGCCGGTGAGTTCTTTGGCCAGCTCGGGCTCGACGTTGGTGAGCACGTCGCCCACCGCGTAGTGCTCGCCGTCGATCTTGACGGCGTCGATGACGATCAGGTTGACGTTCTTGGGTCCACTCATGGCGATCTCCCGCCCGCCGGCGCGGTTGCCGGCGGGCTTGCGGTTGTCGATTACGGCGTCAGCGCGTCGTCCATGACCGCAAACGCGCCCGGCTGGCGGCACAGCCAGTCGAAGAACTGGTTGAGCGTGATGCGCACCTGGCCGCTGGCGGCGAGCGTGTACGGGTCCACCGTCACGTCCAGGCCGCCGAACAGGCCCAGCACGAACATGCTCCAGTCGCTGGAGAAGATCACCGACGAGCACACGCCGTTGCTCGTGCCCTTGGTGAGGTTGCTCGGCACGTTGTTGGTGATGCCCACGCGGTAGCCGTTGAGCGGGCGCTCGCCACCGTCCCAGATGAACTGCAGGTTGGCGGCCTTCTGCGTGTTCTTGGCGGTGTTGACGGTCTTGGTGTTGACCAGGTAACCCGCGCGCTGCGTGGCCACCGCGTTGGCGTTGGCGCACGCGGCCTCCAGGCCCGTGATGTGCGACCACGCCAGGTTGGCGCCGTTGGTGCCGCCCACCACCGAGCCGATGCCCGAGACGTTGCGGATGCCGCGTGCCTGCGGCGAGCTGCCGGTGCCGTTGATGCCCTGCGCTTCGATGAGCACCGCCGCGCCGTCGACCAGGTCCTGGCGCAGCATCGCTTCGATGCCGATCTCGGCCTGGATGATGGCCTGCTTCGACGGCTCGACGTAGGCGGCCACGCGCTTGGGCGACAGCGTCGGCAGCGCGGTGGTGGGCTGCGTCTCGGTGGCGCCGGCCACTTCGGTCAACATCGCCAGCGTGCCGGCCACCGTCTTGCGCGGCACGCCCACGTTGGCGCGCAAGCCCGGCAGCACCGTCACGCCCAGGTCCACGAGCACGGTGGCCGCGCGCAGCACGTCGGTGAACATGTCGGCCATCACGGTCGTTTGCACCAGGTTGCCGGCTTCCGACGCGGTGCCCACGTTGAAATCGCGCTGCTGCATCGCGTCGCGGTTGACGCGGCCGCGGAACATGACGTCGGGCGGGATGAAGAAGCCCTCGGCCTCGCGGCCCAGCGTGCGTGCGATCTCGCGGCTGACCTCGCGCTCGAGACCCGCGTCGACGTTGGCCCCGGGGATCTGCGCCTGGATCGCGCGCAGGAAGCTGTACTGCTTCTGCTCGCGCGTGCTGGCGCCGAGCGCGGGCAGCGAGGTCACGTCGGTGGCGCCCGACTGCATGCGCTGCATGATCAGGTCGTTCATGCGCTGCGGATCGGCGCCCTCGGCGATGACGTCGGCCACGTCGTTGGGCTTGAGCCATTGGCCGTAGGCCTTGGCCAGGCGCTGGATGGTGGCCACGTTGGCCTTGAACGCTTCGTCGCCCTGCACGGGCTTCTCGACAGTCTGGGTCATGGGTTGCTCCATGCGGGGTTCACGGGGGGCGGCCGGCGCACGCGCCGGCGCGACGGTCTCGGCGTCCACGCTGCGGCCAATGCCCACAGTCATGTCTGCCGGGATGCTCACCAGGCTGCACTCGAGCGGCAGCCAGTCGGTGACGCGGTAGGTGGCGACTTCGGTGTCGCCGCGCTTTTCTTTGCTGATCAGTTCCAGCTCGCGGATCTCGTAGCCCACGCTGACGTTGACCCGCACGTCGTCGAGCGCGTCGCGCAGCTCCTGCTCGGCGCGCTCGCTGCGCCCGAAGCGCACCACGGCGCGGGCGCGGCCGCTCTTGGCGTCGAGCCATGCGCGCGTGACGACGCCGATCTGCGCGTCGGTGTCGTGGTTGCTCAGCAGCGGTGCGCGCCCGCTGGCCATCCAGCTGAGGTCGATCTCGCCGGCCTTGTGGCCCAGGATCTCCACGCCCCACCAGCGCTCGTAGGGCGCTTCGCTCGAAAAGCTCAGCTCGACCTCGCGCGTGTCGGGGTCCACGCGCGCGCCGCGGATGGCGCCGCTGGTGTAGTCCACCAGTGGCGGCGGCGCGTCGGCCTGCGCGCGCTGTTCGGCGTCGTCGGCGGGGTCAGCGTCGCGACGGCGCAGCGCGTCGGCCACGCGCAGCCGCTGCCCCGGCTGCATCGCGGCCAGGGCGTCGAGCAGCGCGCGCCGCGCGGGCGCGTCGGCGCGGCTCCAATAGCGGTGCGACAGCACGGCGCTCATGCGGTCTGGTCCTCCGTAGTGGCGGCGGCGTCAGCGGCCTGTGGCGCCTGGCGGGCCAGCCACGCCGGCGGCGCCAGGCCGAGCTCGCGGTAGCGGTCGAGCAGCCGGCGGTTGTCCATCAGCACGTCGTCCATGTCCACACCCTGCTCGTCGCAGATTTGCCGCAGGCTGCGCATGTCGCTGCCGGCGGCGGCGATGGCGGCCTCGATGTCGGCCTGCGGGTCCACCCAGGCCCAGCCCTGCGGCTGGAACACGGCGCTGTCGGCGATGTCGTCGAAGCGATCGGGCGCCACCGGCGTGCCGTTGGCGTAGCGCACGCGCCCGCCCAGCAACGCCACGGCCAGCCAGTCGCGAAACACGGGCCGCACGAACGCATCGAGGAACCAGCGCTGCAGCGCGCGCCAGTGCCTGCGCTCGGCCAGCTCGGCGATGCGCGCCGAGCTGTAGTTGACGCCCGACATGTCGCCGCTCAGGTTGTGGTGCGCCACGTTGAGCCCCGCGGCGATGCCGCGCAGGCACTGCGTGACGAAGGCGCCGAAGTTGGCGTGCGGGTACTCGGGGTCGAACGACTTGAAGTCCACGCCGGGCGGCAGCGCCTCGAGCAGCCCGGCCTCGACGTCTTGCACCAGCTGACCGGTGGCATCCTTGACGGCGCCCCACGACAGGTCGTCGGGGTCCACGGCGTCTTTGTCGACGGTGTAGAAGCCCATCTTGGCCGCGCCGATCTTGGCCGCCACGAGCGCGTACTCCTCGTAGCTCGCCAGCGTGGCCGCGCGCTTGAGCACCGCCGCCGCCCACGGGTAGCCGCGCAGCTGCTCCGGGCGCTTGCGCACGAACTCGTGGATCAGCTGCTGCATGGGCACGCGCTCGCTGAGCGCGCGCGGCGCCAGCGCGCCCGAGTCGCTGGGGTGACGCCCGTGCAGCCACAGCGCGAGCGGGCGGCCCAGCGCGTCGATCTCGACGCCCATGCGCACCGCGTTGCCGCCGGCGGGCGCGCGGTTGAGCGTGTGATCGATGCGGTCGACGTCGAGCAGCTGCAGCGCGTAGCCCCACGGCAGCGACGCCGAGCGCACGCGACGCAGCAGCATCTCGCCGTCGCGCGCGGCGGCCGCCAGCGCCTGACGGCACAGCTCGTAGAACGACAGCGTGCCCGTCACGTCGCACGCACCGCGCTCGCACCAGCGCTGCCAGGCGCGCTCGACGGCCTGGTTCAGCCGCTCGTCGCTGCGGCCGCTGCCGAACTGCACGCGCACCTGCAGGCGCGGCACGTCCGTACCGACGACGTTGTCGCACACGAGCTCGACGAATCGCTCGCCGACGTCGGTGTTTTGGACCCAGTCGCGGCTGCGCGCGCGCAGCGTGGGCAGCGCGCCCTCGAGGTCGGCGTTGATGCTGCTGCCCGCGCCGGTCCAGCCGGCGGTCAGGCGGTCATAGCCGCCGGCGGCGAACGCGCGCTGCTCGCGCTGCGCCCCGGCGGCCGGGATGCCGCTGACCACCGCGAACGCCGGCTGCGGCATCGACAGCGCGTGCCGCCCGGCGGCCCTCGCCGGCCGCGCGCGGCCGAAGGCGCGCCACTGCGCCAGCTCGGCCATGCGCTCGCGCTGGGCCTGCTGCTCGCGCCGCTGGCGCTCGCGATCGGCCGCGAACTGCGTCAGGATCCGCGAGGGCTTGAGCGGCAGGGCGCCGAGGTCGACATGCTGCATGTCGCCCATCGTGGCCCGCGCCGACGGACATGCACAGGCACAACATGTCCGCTTGCGCGAGGCGGGCGCTAACGCAGCCGCACGGCGATGCGCCGCACGCTGCCGCGGCCATCGGCCAGGCCTGCGGCGCGGCGCTCGCTGGCCACCTCGCGGCGGTACAGCTCGCGCAGCTTGATGAGCTCGGCCAGCGAATAGCTGCTCAGGCTGCGGCCGTTGATCTGGTAGCTCTGCACCGCCGATCCGGCCTTGCCCGACAGCGTCGCCTCGATGGCGGCGAGCGCACGCTCGGCATCGCTGCGCGTGTCGGTGCCGGCCGGCGCGATACGCAAGCCCGGCACGATCTGCACCTGGCCCGCCAGCGCCCGGTACGCCTCGCCGCCGCGCACGAACCACAGCTCGCCGCCGTACCAGCCCGGCGCCCAGCCCGCGGTCGTGGCCGCCGTGGCACGCACGAGGAAAGCATCGCCCTCGGGCGTGCCGGCCACCGTGATGACGCTGCCGCCCGCGCGCGGGTTGAGCTTGAGCTCGAGCTCCCACCCGTCGGCGGGCAGGTAGGACGGATGCTCGGCCGGGTCGGTGACGTAGTTGAGCGTTTCGCCGGCGATGATCTGGGTGAGCATGAGGACTCCTTGGATGATGAGCGTCACGCGCGCATGTCGAGCCGCCGCGGCCGCGCCGGCGAACGCACGCGCAGCGGCCGCGGCTGCGCCGGCACGGCCATGCCCAAGCGCGCTGCCGCGCGCCAGTACACGCCGGCGTCGATGCCCGCCGGCAGCCACTGCACGTACACCCCCAGAACCGCCCCGGACGCAGTGGCATCGGCTGGCCCGCTGGCGGCGCCGGCCTGCAGCGTGGCCTGCACAGTGAGCGTGGCGCCGGCCGCCGTGGCGTTGCCCTGCCCGCTGGCAGCGCCGGCCTGCAGCGCGGCCTGCGCGGTGAGCGTGGCGCCGGCCGCCGTGGCGTTGCTTTGCCCGCTGGCGGCGCCGCTGAACGCACCGGACACGCCGGTGGTGGCAAGAGAAGCAACGGCGGGGGATGACGCCGCACCGCTGAACGTGCCCGAGCCGCCGGCGACCACAAGCTCCGCTGTCGCGGCGCTCGCCGTCGTGATGTCACCGATTACCGGGGTCGCATACGTCTGCGCAACGTCGTCGTAGACCGTCCACGCGAGCTTGTAGGCCGTGCTCGCCGACAGCCCCGTGATCGCCGTGGCCTCGTCGATGATGACGGTGCCAGAGGTCGCGAAACCGGACTCACTGCCGGCGCGGCTGGCGGCACTGTCGTCGCTCAGATTGCCCGCTGCGATCTGCGCGCCGGAGGGCGACCCCGGCCACCCGCTTGCCGGGTGGACGATCCAGTAGGCGATCAGAGCCATGTCAGAACGTCGCGGTCACGCGCGGCCGGAATCCGGTGCTTGTCAGGCTGCCGGGGACGAAGGTGGGGTCGCTGAGAGTCGGCAGGCCGGAGCCGCCCTCTGTTACCGGAACGTATACCCGATGCGCAAAAATAGAATACGGCGCTGCGTGAATCTGACGGTGCATTTCAGGGCCAATGCTTCCGTCAAAAGCAAACACATATTCTATGTCGCCGTCCAGACCACGCCCGCCGCCATGTCGATTACCAAGTGAAGGTTGGATTGTGGAAGACGGAATTAGCTGCATTGCGCTGTTAGTCGTCGTGATCGCTTGGCCGTTGACATACATCTGCCCCGAGCCGCCCGTATACAACTCGACAGCGTATGTCGCAAACTCCCCAAACTTTACTGTTCCTTGCGCTCCTAACAAATCATTGCCTGTAGAGCCGGCATTAAAACCCAGCCTTGCTGGATCATAGCCATCGCCAAAAGCAACGAAAAACGTAGCTCTTATAGTCGAGCTATCGCGCACACTCCAAATTTGTTTGAACGTACCATATTCAGACGTCACAAAAACCCGCGCAACCAGCGTAAACCGCCGGCCCGACAGTCGATACAGGTCGCTGTTTGGCAGACTGATGATCGAAGTGCTCAAATACGATCCAATCCGTACAACGCGCCCGCCAGCGGCAACGCCGTATGTGACGTCGCTTGGCGTGACCGCGCTGCCGTCTACTGTCGAAAACGGGACGCCTCCAACCCAAGCCCACAGCAGCCGCTTGGCCAGCGGATGGGCCTGATTCAGCTCCGGCAGCTCTTGCGGCTGCGACTGATACGGCCAGACGTGCTGGATGACGCCCACGTCAGCGCACCGTGAAGTTCACGAGGATCGTCGATGTCCCGTTGGCCGCCGTCACTGTGTAGGCGCCGATCATGACGCCCTGCCCCGCAGTGGGCCATGTCGTGCCGCCGTCAGTGCTGCGCTCCAGGAACAGCGCGACCGTGCCGCTTCCGTTCGTCGCCGACGTGGCCGTGAAACTCGCAGTGATGTTCAGCCCGAGGTACTTGTCGGTGCTGTTGTCGATGGTGCTGCTGGTCGTCGTTCCTGTCGACGCGGCCAAGCTGGTAGAGCTGATCGGCGTGGATTCGCTGGCAAACGTCAGGCTGCCGTCACTGGCAAACTTCCACGCTCGCGCCTTGACGACGACCGTGATGGCCTGGTTCTGCGTGTTGCTCGCGCGGATGCGATATGTGTGTCCGAGGGCGCTCATGGGTCACCCGATCTCGATGAGGTCAGCCAGGATCGAGTTGACCTGAAACTGCAGGTCGTTGTCGGTCGCCGTGGCGGGTGATGCTGCAATGGTCGCATTGCGAAGGACCTGTACCGCCAGATTGCGCGGAGTGATCGCCGTGTTTCCGCGCAGCGTGTTCAGTGCCCACTGGCGGCGCACAGCGTAGTTCGGCGTACCGGGGCTTTCTGTAAGCACGTCTTGCGCCGCTTTCCATGTTGCAACGACACACCGACCCTGAAACACAGGATCGTTGGCCGCACCGAAAACTGCTGCGTAGTTCATGGTGCAAAAACTCCTTGGTGATTGAGGTTCAGATCGCCATCAGTCGCCGTGCCGCACCCGGCCACGGCGACCAAAGATGGGCGCCCTATCAGCCCGCCGGGGCCGTCCACGTCCACGTGCCGCGCGCGATGTCGACGTTGGCCTGGATTGAGCCAGTGAACGTCATGCCGCCGGCGCCAACGTCGATCTCCCAGACCCGAGTGCCGCCAGAGGTCTGGAAACTGACCCACGTCGGGGTGCCATTGACGTGGTTGGCGTTGTTCTGCGTGTAGTTCGCAGCGTCGAACGTCAAAACGCCGTTGCTGACGGAGCCCGGGGTGGCGTCGGCGGTGAGCGTCGCCAGCAGGGTGCCGGTGATGGACGCGCTGGTGTCGGCGGGCTTGGTGCCGTCGTAGAACTTGATGAGGTGGTTCGCACCAAGGGTGTCGATGAGAGCCTGCGCCCAGGCGTTGCGCAGAGTTGCGTTGGCGGCTGCTGCCATGTTGTGCTCCTTTCAGTGAGCGAGATGTTGAGTCATTGAGGATTGTCGCCGTGCCGCACCCGGCCACGGAACCAGAGCGGCGCGATCATTCGCGGCCGACACTCGATGGGGCACCAACTGACGACGCGCCAGCCGCCGTGCCGGCGCTGCTCGGCGTACAGAACGTGCCCGAGGACGTTCCTGAGGCGCGATCGGCGCCACATGAGGT